AGTTAAGGCCTGGCAAATTCCCGCCAGGCCTTAATATTTTATACCCGCCACAGTTCCATTTCTACCGGTATTACTTTCTGATCCTTCATCAGCGCCACTTTCTTCGATCCTACCAGGTAGTTCACGCCTTTGATGTGAACCTTATTCCGGAAGCTAAAGGTGGCCAGATCGGCGGGCGTCAAATACACCACTTTGTTTAATCGGAACGTCGATTCCTTAAACCGTTCAAACCGTCGATAACCGGCATCCACTAAATTACTGGCCCCGTTCCAGATCAGGCTTCGGGTTCCGCTGGTATGGGTCGCCGTGGGCTTGCCGCTTACTATTCCATTCCAGAACAAAACCTTCGGAGCGCCTTTGTTCTGGCTATCCTTGTTATTCGGGCTGATCCCTGGCTGGCTGGTCATGGCCAGGCCCGAAACCGGATTCTTAAGGTAGGTCGATAAACGGGATCGGATCGATAGCACCGATCCGCCTTCGTTGGCCACCGTTTCCGGCGTGATGTACTTATCCATCAATGGCGGGATCGGCTTCATTAAGGCATCATTAGAATCGAGTTCATACCCTAATTCTAAGCGGTTTACGGTTTCGGGCGTTTTCGTGTGGCCAGGATCCGCTTTAGTAGTCCAGTCCAGCAAACAGGGAGCCACCAGAATGTCATCCACGAAACCGATATCGGCCACTTTCCGCCGAACGTCGAAATCCAGATACAGATTAAACAGCTTCCGAAGCTCGATCAGTAGGCCGCCACAAGTCAGATCCGGAAGGTGATTAGCGGGAAAGATCGCCGAAGCGCCATCCAGCGAATACAGATTCGCCAGGATCAGCCGCGCCAGATCCTGATCATCCAAAAAATCGCCCTGGAAGCGCCAGCCGGTTTTTAAACCAAATTGCTCCAGCACCCACCGAAGAAAGAAGTGGGGAACCCTGGCTTCGGCGGCAAAAGTGGACGTTCCCGAATCGTATTTGTTCATTACTCCAGTAAAAGCCTGGTTCCCGTAAAAGCCGGGATTTTCGATCGATGGAAAACAGTACGCATCGGCCAGGTGATTGGCGGCCGCCACCGGAGCACCAGGCAGCGCCAGCGAAGCGAAACCGATTTCCGACAGCGCCAGCCCTTGCAGATCGCCGAATATTTCGCCCAGGTTTTGCGTAAAATACAGCGTTGTCCCCCCTTCGGCCGATTGCTGGATTTTTACATATCCTTGTTCGATCACCTGGCTATCGACGTACTTTTCACAGAAGTAGCGTCGGTTCGTATAACCCGCTTGCGGATCATAGAAATAACCCAACACCCGGCGATTTAAAGGCGTATCCGGAAGGGAAAAACTGTTCACTCTGGCCCCTTGCACCGTAGCAAAGTCTAGGATCGGATTATACTTTTCCAGGGTGATCTGGCTGGCCGGATTCAGATCCACCGAATAGCCTTCGATTCTGATATCAAACATTACACTAAGTTGCTGGCACCGGCCACCACGTTAATATTATTGAAGACGTTCACAAACGTCTGTACGCTAAGATCTTTAGAAGCAATGCGGGCCAGGTAGCCGTTCGCCGTGTTTTCGATTCCCGCCAATTGATCCAGCTTCGTCCGGATGGTTAACGCCAGGTAGTCGTTCCCCCCTTGCTCGGCTTTGATCAGCCGATTCAGCTGGGTATCGATCAGGCTAGAAAGAGATGCACTATTCATGGCCATTACCATCCGCATCATCATTAACTGGCTGGAAATCATCTTTTGGGTTTCATCATTCTGGGCCGCCAGTCCCGCCGTAAATTTCCCGGCGAAAAAATCCTGAAGTTCCGCCATTCCCAAAACCATCGCTTCCGTGTTGTCGGCGATGGCTTCCATCATAGCCTGACTTTTAGCGATTTCTTCATTTGTGGCGTCCAGGCTGGCCGAAGCCGATTCCGCGCCCGCTGATCCATTCCCTGAAGATCCATAATCAGCGCCCGAATCACTTCCACCACCGCCACCGCCGTCGGATAGAAAATCATCCACATTGTAGGAAATCCCACCCGATTCGTACTTTCTCCAGCCGGGTGCTCTGGGAACATAATCCCCGTACGTGCCGCCATCCTTGAAGATTTTCGCCCCGTTCTTGTGCATACTGGCGTTTAAAAGCATATCGATCATCGGGCCATTGTTCTTTCGGGTTTCCCTGGAAAGAACCATAAAAGGTTCGCCACCTTCCGCTTCAGCCACTTCCATCCCAGTCGCCCGATCAATCATCGAAATGCCGCCTTCACCGGGCCGGGATCCGTGGCGGCCGCCCTGAAGCACCCCGGCATTTTTAAAGTGGCCAGCGCCAATTTTGCCCCCATCTTTAAATGTGGGTGGCGATTGCTTTTTAATCATCGCCACCTGGATCGCCGTGGCCACAGCCGCCCCGGCCACACCGATCAGACCCAACGGCCAGCCCAGGGTGGCCAGCGATTTCAAAGCCGCCTGAGCACCGTTTACGATCGCCATCGTAATGTTCAGCGCCTGTTCCCGTTTCCAGGCCTTCAGCTTTTCTTCCTTGATTTTGGCGTCCGCTTCCTTCGTCAATTCCAGTACTTTTTCATCGTACTGATCCTTGCTGATCACCCCTTTATCATATTGGTCTTTCCAGGCGGCAAGTTGCGTATTTTTCTCTTTGGTGATTTTAGCCACCTGGCTATCCAGATACTTCTGGTTTAATTGCTGAAGTACTCCGATCACCTGGCCCGCCACCTGAAGCGTTTCTTGGCCTTTCTGGGTGAAGTCCTGAAGGGCTTTCTGGTTCTTCGCTTCTTCATTGGCCAGCTTCTTATTCAGGATGTTCATAAAGCCGGTAAAATCGCCATTCATCAGCCCTTCCACCGCCGAAAAGAACTGTTTCTGGTTCTCCAGGCGTTGGGCGGTTTTCTCGGCCGCCAGTGCTGTTTTTTCCGCTTCGTACCGGATATCGTTGGATTTCAGTTCCGCCTTCAGCCGATCATCGATCGCTTTATCGGCCTGGGCGCGTCGATCCGTATCGGCGATCAGTTCCGCGTTTTTGGCTTTTTCTTCGGCCGCTTCGTTGGCCAGTTTTTGTTTGTTGTAATCGTATTCGGCTTTTAACCGATCCAGCTTCGCATCATAAATGGCCTGGGCGTTATTCTTCGCCAGCGATAGATTCAGATCCGCATTGGCCACGGCCGCCTGGAACTGGGAATCGAAAAGCTGGCGTTCACCGGCCAGTTCTTTTTCCCGCTTTTCCTGATTCTTCTGGGTTTCCTTCTGGCGCTGGGCGTCATTTTCCAGCTGGATATCGCTGGAAAGTTTTTTGTTGATCAGATCGATCGCCGTGGCTTTTCGGGTTTCGTCGGTGATGGTTCGGTTTACTTCGGCGATGGCCTGGGCCGATTGAAACCGCAATTCTTCCAGCTTCCGTTCGTGCTCATCGGTGATCATACTGATCAGCAGCTTTTTCTGAGCATCGGCCGCGTCCTGATCTTCCTTCGTTTTCTTGTCCCGATACTCTTTTTCGATGGCCGCCTTCCCGGTTTCGTACGCTTTATCGGCCGCTTCATACTGGGCCAGCTTCAGCTTTTTATCCGCCACGCTTTCCTGGATCTTCTGCTTTTCCTGATCCAGTTCAAATTTCAGCTGGGCGATTTTTCGGGTTTGTTCGTCAGCAATGGCCGCGATGTTGGCTTTCGTGGTGGCGTCGATAGCTTCCTGGTTGGCTTTCCGTTTAGCTTCGGCTTGCTGTTTTTCATGCTCCTGGCGAATCTTCTGATCGTTCGACAGGTAGCCCGCGTTATCCGTCGCCATCGTGGCCAGGCCGCCCTTATTGGCCAGGGCCGCATCTGCGGCCGACTGGGTTCCCCCGGTTTTGCTGGTGGCCACCTTTTTATCCACATGGCTTTTGTGATCCGATTCGATCAAAGCTTGTTCGGATTTGATCTTATCCGAATAGCCTTTCCCGTAGGCTTCGGCGATTTTCGCCCCGCCACCACTCCAGATTTTAGCCGCCCCGGCGAAGTCCAGATTTTTCAGAGCCGTTCCAAAATCACTTACCAGTTGAAGACCAGTTTTCAGGGCTTCCCAGACGCCCGCAATACCCGCCCGAAGTGGCTGGATATTATTGTACAGCAAGCTAAACCCGGCCACCAGCAGCGCCACGGCGGTAATCACCAAACCGATCGGGTTCATGCTCATCACCACGTTCAGCGCCGTTTGTGCCGTCGTTACCGCACTGGTGACAATGGCCCGCCCTTTTTCAGCGGCCGCCAGGCGAAGCGAATTTACTTCGGCCAGAATCGCCTGGGCGTTGAACGTCACCAGGGCCACCGCCAGCGCCCCGAAGGCCACCTTATTATCATTGATAAATGACGGAGCCGCCCGAATCGTATTGACAAACGTTAACAGCGCCGAACCGCCCGCCAGCACCACCGGAATCAACGCTTTCCCGAAATCAACCGAAAGGCTTTTCACCTCTTTTCCCATTTTATCCATCTGGGCGGCCGCTGTTTCGTTTTTGGTATTGAACTCTTTGGTTAGGCTGGTTCCTTTCTCCATTTCCACCGAAGCCAGCTTTTGATATTTCGTAACCAGTTCGGTCTGATCCCGTAACAGGGACATAACTTTCGTTGCTTCCTGGGATTTGATTCCCATATCGGAAAGTCGTTTCGCTACTTCATCAGCCGGAACCCCTTTTAAACTAACCGCCAGATCCATCAGGAATTTGTTCGGGTTCGTATTGATCAGGTTCTTCATCTGGGTTTCGGTAATGCCCAGCTGGGTCGCAAACGTGGCCGTATCTTTAGCCGCCGTTAATAGGATATTCGACAAACCACCCGCGCCAATTTCGGCCGATAAGCCTAATTCCTGAAGGGCCGCGCCCAGGCCCATCGTTTGGGAAATTTGCGGGCTTAAATTGCCCAGCTGACCCATTCGGGCCGTGAAGTCGGCCACCACCGGAGCCGTGGCCGAACCGGCCGCGCCCAGGGCGTTTAAAGCGGATCCGATATCGTTGATCGCTTCGCCCGCTTTCATATCTTTCGTTTCCCGAAATAACTTCTGAAGCGTACCGATTGAACTGGCGACTTCTTCCGCCCCGCCCGTAAACTCATCGCCCAGGGCCACCACGGCTTTATCCACCGATTCGACAAAACCTAAAACGTCCTCTTTGGCGATCCCCAACTGGCCCGCCACTTTGGCGATATCAGCCAGATCTTCCACCGCGGTACGGGTGTCGATTTTATCGATGGCTTCCATCAGTTCTTCCACTTTCTCGATCGGCTGATCGGTGGCTTTGGCGATATCAGCCATTGCATCCGACATTTTGGCGGCCGATGAAATGGATTCTTTGCCGAAGCTGATCACTTCTTCGATGATGTTTTCCAGGCTGAAGGCCGCGAACGTACTGGCGAAGCCTTCCTTCATTCGATCCAGGGCCGACGTACCATGATCCACATGGGTACGAAGGGCGTCCATTTCCTGGCCCACCTGGCGGATCCGGTTATCCACACCATCGACTTGCTTCATCTTGTCGATCCATTCATCGGATCCCACTTTCAGATCCTTCAGTTCCGCGTTCAGCTGGCGGCTTCGGGCGGTTAATTCCCGCATGGACGCATCAGAAAGATCGATGGCGCTGGTAAATTCTTTAATCTCGGCTTTCAAATCGGCCTGAAGGACTTTCAATTCCTTCCAAGCTTCGGTTCCTTCTTCGCCCGCTTCCTTCATTCGCCGAATTTCTTTATTCACTTCGGCGGCTGATTTCTGAAGTTCTTTTAGGGTGGCATCACCTTCATCCCCATCGATCAGCAGCTTTATTCTACTTACTTCAAAGTCGTTCATGGCTATCAAAAAAAAATGCTTCCGACGAACTTCGCCGAAAGCATTTTTCAATCATAGGACGTTATTCTACCCTATTTTTTGGCCAGCAGTTCCCAGCCCGATCGCTCAAAGTGCGGAGCGTCTTTAATGGATTTGAAGGATCCACCCCAAACAATTCCCGGCGTTTTCATCACCAGATTAGAAAAGGCTTTGAAAATATCGGGATCCCAATCCAGCGAACCGTTCGGATTTCTAAAGGCGATATCGAAGGCCAGGGCCGGTAAAAAATTGTGTGCCGATTGCCCCGCCCTGGCGTTCGTTACCCGTTCATCCGCTTCATCAATTTTCCCATCGCCATCATTATCCTTTTTATCCGTGGGCTGATTGAACAAAGTGGTTTGTTCCGCTGGAGGCCGGTACGTACACGTAATAAAGGGCTGGGCGAAGGCCGCAAATTTAATTTTCCATTCGCCTTCCGCTTTGCCGAAGGCGTACGCCAGTACAGGATCCAGATCTTCAATTCTACGCGAAGCCATTTTAAAAGCGTTTAAGTTCGGGCTGAAGATCCGAAACCGGAATTGTACCCGAAAGGACACAAAACCGCTTGCTTCCAAACGCGAAAAAACAGAACATTCTTTGGTGGCGACCAGGCCGCAGCGGCCCGATCTGGGCCAGATCCGGCGCTCGAGCAGCTCGTCGACGACGTTTTTCTATGAACGCCACCAAAGAATGTTCTGTTTTGGGGTTTTAGTGATCTTCCTCAAATTTGCGGGCCAGGTACGGCGATATCAATTCGGAATAGCGTGATCCTAACTGTTTTTGGGCCTGTTTGATCATTTCCATTTTTCCGGCATTGTACCACGTTCCCCGGTAGCCCCGCTTCACCGATGGCACCTTTCGGCGGCCGATACTGATCGCCCAGGCGATTCGCCTGGCTGCATTGGTAACGGTCGGAACCGACTTCCCTTTGTAGCCCATTACGTAGGCGAAGCGATCCAGGCCGATCTTTTCCACAAAGAATTCCATCGCATCCACCGGCGCGTTATGGGAATACCGAAGCTGGGCCATATCCTTAAACCGGCCGTACTGGCGGAAGTCGATTTCAAGCGCCAGCGTCGTCGCCGTACGAAGGATGTGATACTGAAAATCCCGCTTCAGCTGATCGGTTAGCACCAGGCCGTATTTCGTAATGTGTTCCTGGAAGCGTTCGATGGCATCTTTGGCGATTTCCTGAACCAGATCCGCCAGGTCGTCATAAATCTCGTTGATATCCATGTTTAGACAAATCCGCCGTGGGTGAATTCCAGATACACTTTATCGCCCGAAACACCATCCAGGCCAGCGGTAAAAAACAGCTTTTTACCACCACTGGCATTATACGGAATTAGCGGATAGGTATACCGCAATACGCCATTCACGTACACTTTTACCGCGCCGTATCCGCCACCCAACGGGCTTTTCAAAAGAAACTTCCAGATTCCCGGCGTTTGCAATGGCAAATCTAAATCGTTGGTATTCATCGGATACACGTTCGGGCCAGGCGTCATTCCCCACAGGTTTCCCGCCTTTGGTGGCTGATCGTAATAAATGTAAAAATTCACCGGCGAATTCGATCGGTAGTGAAAGCAACCCACCGGCACCGCCCAGGTGTAGTTTTCAGGGCCGGATATACAGCTTCCATTCAGATCGGCGTAAGCCTGGGTATTGAGCCGCGCCCAGGCGTCGGCCGCTTTGGCGTCGGCGTCGGCCTGGCTGACTTCGCTCCCGTAAGCAGCGGCCGGAATGGTGATCGTGGCCGGGCCGCCAAACTGGCCCGCCGGACAGGTTTGGCGAAGGTAGGTTCCCACCTGTTCAATTAGCACATTTTCAAATGGCGAAGCGAGACAGCTGGCCGATTCGACTGGCGAAAGATAGCCTTCCGTTCCGGGAACGTTGGCCTTCAGCGGAACACCCACCACCTTTTTATCATCGTCCAGGCAATATTTTTCCAGTACGGATACTTGCATCAAACCGGTTCGTTTGCCATCGCCATCCACCAGGCAAGCCGTGGCTTTAGGCCGCCAGCCGGTCGGCCGCTGGGATAGGGCCGAAACGGCCGGAAGCTGGGAAAAATTACGGCTGACGTTGCCGAATTCAAACAGCAACATCCGCCCGATCAATTCTTCATCATCGACCTTCGGCACTAGCTTTTCATCCAGTGGCACCAGCGGGATCATGGCCCGGTCGGCCACCAGGTAGACTTCCTTCGACAGCTGGAGTTCTTCCAAATACCGAAGACCATCCGCCGAAAGCCAGCCCGTGGCCACCGACAGTTCCCGAACGCCCGTAACCGAATTGATCACCCGTTCCGAATAGGATGGCAAAAACTCCCAGCCATTAAAGCGATCGCTGATCGAACGGTTCAACTTTAGGCCTTCCTGGCCCTGGCCGGTTAGGCAAAGCGTATCGAAGCCGCCCAGGCTATTCGCAAACATCAGAAAGCGAATATTCCGCCGATATTCCTGATCCATCAGGAATTCACGCTTTTCGCTGATCCGTTCATCGTTTTCATTAACCAGCCAAACCTTATACGACGTCACCGCTTTTACTTTCAGATCCAGGCCCAGGGCTTTCGGGCCGACTGGCACACAGTAGACTGTATACGGAAAGACGTTTTCCAGTTCGCCAGAAACGCCTTCATCCGATGTCAAATCGCTATAATGGGCCTGGTAAACCGTCCGGATCTTACCCGGCGATGGCGTAAAATTGGTTAGGAAGTACAGGAATTCGGGCTGATCGGCCTGGATGGTTTTGGGATTGGCCGCCCAGGTCAGAAACCGGCGATTCAGGCCGATGAATTCAGTAAAGAATTGATCCTTATACTGGGCGTAATCCACTTCGGAAATACCCGCTTTAACGATGTACTGAACGGGCTGGGTTTCGCGGAAGATCTCTTCGCCATCATCTTCGATCGACAGAATGCAATAGTACGGCATCGCCAGGCGATCGGCCACAGAGATTTTCGACTGATTGAATTCCGGCGCGGTTCGCTCCAGTAATGGATCCAGCTGGTTCTGGATCTCGAAGAAAGCGCCCTGGTATAACAAACCCGATCCGGCCGATACGGGTGGCTGTTCGGCCGCTTCCAGGCGAACCAATTCTTTGAACGTTCCGGACAAATAGAATTCGGGAATCATCACCGTACAAAAATACCGAAGATCCCGCCGAAGCGGATACAAATCCGGATCGGCGGCTTCGATGTTGACCACGATGGGATTCATCGACAGGCGGGCCGGTAAAAAGGTCTGGGTGGCTAAATAATCGATCATCGGAATAAGCGCGTGTTGATGTTAAGATCCAGTTGAACTTCCATCCGAAAGCCGTAATGGGCATCGATCCACAGCTGATTAATGGATTCCAGTTTCAGCGTATTCAAATCGAAGTGAATCAAGGCCTGATTATTATCCTTCATCAGTTTCGACATCAAATCGATCAGGATGGCCAGGCTTTCGGCGTAGGCGTCGATTTGCTGTTCTTGCTCATCGATGGGCGCTTTGATCAAAATGGAAATTCCGGTAAAGTAGCGAAGGCATAGGTGGCCCGCGCCATTATCCGACGGCTGTAAAACAGGCTGTTCCAGCCAGCAAAACGGATAATCGAATTCGGGCAGCGATCGGGCGAACTCGATTCCCTTTTCGACCGATCCGAAACAGAAGAATTTGATTTCCGGCGTAGCATCCGCCCAGGCCTGGAAGTAATTGATATACGATTTTAAATCGCCGACGATCATCATACGAATGGGTTTTTGATCGAAGATCAGGAACCTGATTCTTACCCGGTAGGACACAAAAATGTAAACAATGTTGGCTAATCTAGTAGATTATTGTTCTGTTGAATTTAAATTGACTGTTTAATCAGTAGCCGCACATATAACTAGAGCTTTTGAAGCTCATGAAGCGCAACAATTCTCCTGAACATTTTGAGAATGTATGCATACAAGATGATAGACTTTTACCCAAGATTAGAAAATAAATTACAAAATCCTGTAAATCAGACTATTAAATGAGCAAATATATAGATTTGAGTATAGGAAAGATTCTAATAGGATCCTTTAAAATCAATTTTGATCTTGACCTGCTATCATTATTTGATCGTTCAGACATTGTTCAACATTATTCTACCCTAGAAGAGGAAGGTTTAGTAGAGGAATATTCCCATAGAGCGATAGTTAACCCTCACCTTACTGTTTTTTATTTTAAATCTTCTTTATCAATAATTAAAGATAGGCTCGAAATCATGGGCTATACTAGTGAAGTGGCAAAAGAAGGATTTAATAAAAGTATAGAGTACCTTGTCTCAAATCGTGAGTATGAGATAAGCAAAGAGGATTTCATAGACACCTCTGATCAATACCCGATTAGTTTTTTCACTCAACTAACAGTAGAGAAATGGCTGGATAAGTTTAAATATATAGCCTTTGATAGAGATAAATATGATACCATCAACACAAATCACAACTCTAATGAAGATTTATTAGAGAGTTATATTGCTTCAAGGCAATGGTTTGGATACCCTGGCAACGATATCTTAATTTTCTTAAGACTTGTAATAGATTTTTTTGATCCAAATGACCAACTCATTTACAATTTTACCGAGTACTTGTATGACCAGGTTGACGATGAGTATGAATTTATTCATGAATTGGAAGCTATTGCTTCATCTCCAAAAAGTTGCATCATTATCACTGAAGGTTCTTCAGACACATGGATAATCCAGAGATCTTTAAAATTGCTTTATCCAGATTTAAGTAGATATTATAAATTTTTAAAATTTGACGAAAGTAATTTTTCAGGTGGAGCAGGAGCGATCGTTAATCTAATTAAGGCTTTTATTGGGGTTGGAATAAATGAAAGAATTATAGCTTTATTTGATAATGATACGGCGGCAGAAGACAGTCTTAGAGGAATAGGCTCTATAAACATCCCTGAAAATATAATTATTTCAAAGTATCCTGATATAAAAATAGCCAAAAATTATCCAACTATGGGACCATCGGGAATCGTTAACATGGATATAAATGGATTGGCTGGCAGTATTGAAATTTATCTTGGAAATAATATACTTCAGGATGAAAATGGAAATTTAACTCCAATCATGTGGAAAGGCTATAATTCAACATTAAAAAAATATCAAGGAGAATTAATCGATAAGAACAAATTTCATTCAAAAATAGACAACCAACTTAGTTTATGTGAAAACAACCCTGCTTTAATTGCCAACTTCGACTGGAATGATATTGATATGATTCTGAAACAACTTTTTACATCGTTTCATAAACTTGACCGAACCATCATTTTAGAAAACCTATATGCTGACTAAACAACTTTATACAGTATTTAGATTGAATTTATATATTGGCTCGTTCCGCCCTCTGATTGGCGCGTTTAATTTTCAGATTGTTATCCCGCAGGAATAGCCAAACCGTATGCCCGTTCTGTTTACAGACGTTTTCAAAGTCACCAAATACGCCCAGCTTGGCGATATCCATAAACGTCGTAACCAGGCCTTCCCCGTTCTGATACAGTGGCGTTTCATCCTGATCTTCCGATGGCTCATAGGCCAGCTTATAGCCTTCTAAAAACCGGTTGTTCGTAAACTCGAAGTACTGAAGTACGGACATCACTACGCCCAGCGGCAAGTTCTTATCCTGGAAGGTTTTCGCCCGTTCATCGGATAGAATCGTGTTATACAATTCCCGCGAATCGCCATTCCAATCGGTTGAAGATCTGAACGTTTCGGTGTCTGGGCGAATCGGCCGGCAAAGGGTGGCCACCAGTTGGAACACCGCCTGGATCGATGGCTGATCCTTCCGAACATAGGCGATATAATTGATATTGGCCATTGCGATTTCGATGGCGCTGGTATTACTAAAGCCGCCTTCCGGTAGAAGATACGTAACACCGTCAAAGGTGAACGAATCGAATGGTTTCGCCTGGATCTTCGTGGTAAAGATCCAACTGGCCAGCCGCATCAGCCGCCATTTCTGGCTGGCGTTTAATTGCTCCAGTAATTTTTCCGAAGCCGACAGCAGCACTTTAGCAGCCGCGAATTTTAAAAGGGCTGAAGATCCTGGCGAAGCGGAATCCGGATCCACCAGCTGAAGCGGAAGAAGTGCCTGGAGTTGTTCCGGCGTACATTCCGCCCAGGCTTCAGGCATCGTAAACGATTTTGTACCGATTTGAATGTTCTTCATCGAAGGAGTTGAAATAAGGTGATACCGGCCAGGATCCGCCAGGCCCAGGCTTCCAATTGAAGCTTTTTCCGCCGATCGGCTTCGGCCACCACGGCCACCTGGGCTTTCTCCAGGCCTGTCTTCAGCTGGGCTTCATTGGCCTGGCTCACCACCAGGATTTCTTTACAGGTTTGAAACCGGGCCTGGGCGATGGCGGCCGATTCCTGGGCGAAGTCACCACGGATCAGATCGGCATGGATCCGCCTGGCATTTTCCACGAATTCCGCCCGAATGGTGGAATCAGTTTCGGCTTTTATACCGTTGATTGATTGCCCGCATAGATTCGACCAGGGAAAGGCGATCAGCAGAATCCAGCTTCGCTTTTTTACGTAGTTCCAGAATTTCATTCGCTTTATCTAAAAGTAGAAGATCCTTTTCCTTCAATTTTTGGCCGTACTCAATCGACAGGCGAAACGCTTCATCCGCCCGAACTTGCCGAAGCAGTTCCACCCGTTCATCCTGGCAGGTCTGAAGGCTTCGCTGTTTCAGGAAGTAACCCACCGCCCAGCCGACCGCTGAAACCAGGATGGCCAGCCCGATTTCCCAGGCGAATCGGCGGCCATCCTGGCGAATGAATTGGCCCAGGATTTTATACCAGGCCATTCGCTTTTTGCTCGTTTAATTCCTTCAGACCACTTTCGTCCAGCGTCAAGCTGGCCACCGTGGCGATGGCTCCCGATGCGAAGCCCACGATTTCAATCGACAGGATCAGCCAGACCGGAACCGTCCAGCCCAGGGCCGGAAACAGCTGATCTTTTGCACCCACCAGAAACGCAGATAGTACAGCCAAGTACACACCGGCTGTAATTAGAGGGCGGAAGAACGGGCTGGCGGGCTTGGCGATCCGGAACAGAATTTCCCCGAAGTACTTCTTCAGGAAGGGCATCGACTGGAGTATTTTTAAAATCTTCATTGGATGAAAGTTTAACTGGTGAATTGAATTGGTAAGGCCGTTTCCCTGGGCGATCCGGATAGTACGGCGGATCCGGAAGGGTGTTTTTTCGCCTGGGCCTGGGTGGCGGATCCGCTACTGGAAACCGGCCATAACTCGGATCATTGGCGGATCGGATTACCACCAACGCCAGGGCCGCGCAGGCTATCACCATTAAAGCGCCCAGGGCAAACCCGATCTGACTAAAGAGAACCATCAGATCGGCCAATTCTTTGAAAAAATCCTTCATAGTGTCGTTTGTTTTAGGTTTTTCCAGTATGGGCCGATCCAGTTGGCGATCGCCTTGATCTCGCTGGTTTTGCGGAAATTGATGTAACAGCCACCCTTCGTTCCTTTGCCGCCCGTGGTATTGAAGCCGATACATTTCACGCGATCATCTTCTTCCGGATCATACCGATCCTGGGCAATGCCTTCGATGTGGCTGGCGAACAGCGAAACGGCATCCATCCGCCCCGGTTTCAATCCGATCCGCTGGTTTCCGCGTTGGTTGCGTTTGTAGATGATGGTCTTCGCCTGGCTAAAGTAGGATCGAACCATTCCCACCCCGCGAACCGGCAAGAGCACCGAATTGATGGCGTGAACGTAGTAAAAGGCACTGGCGCAGTAGTGGGCGTTTTTAGGCAGATTGCTAAACCGGTTAATGGCCGAAATCCAAACCGCATCATTCCGATCGGTTCGTTCCGTTTTCCCGATAAAGGTGTAAGCCGAATCATACACCGCCTGGCGAAGCTGGGCTTCCGACTCAAATCGAAGCGGCCGCTTCGTGCCACTGGCTACTGGAGCCAGCGCCGAAGCGGCCGCCGATTTCTTGGTTTGCGCGTTTACGGTTTGACCGAATGCGATAAGGCCAGAAAGAATAATAAGCCTAAACAGAAAATGGTTGTGATAAGGGATCTTTGCCACGGCGTTAGTTCTTCGTTGAATTCGGTATAAAAATCCTTCTTCGAGCGCAGAACTGGTAGGACGTAAAAACCCATAAATGGAACGATCAGAAACAGGATCGCCAGCGCCACCGGCAGATCCGAAAACACCACCAGTTTTTCAAAAAAGAATTTCTGAATGCTGGTGATATCGTACGGCTGAAGGTGTTTTTCCACCGGAAGTTTTTCGTTCAGCCCCTGAATGTAGGTCTGAAGCCCGATAAACTGGCGGTAACAAAACGCGATGGCCGCCAGGATCCCCACCACCTGGAGAAGCGCCACCACCGGCCGTTTCAACAGCGGAAGCCTGGGCTTTTCTTCACCCCGATCGGGCTGGCTCTGATCCAGTCCCAATTCCTGGCCGATCTCAAACGCCCGCTGTTCATCTTCCCGCGCCAGGCGTAACAGCGTCCGTTTTTCTTCTTCGTCGGTTTCCTGGCGGGCAACAGCGCGAAAGTTTTCGGCATCCATCAGATGGGTTTCGCGCACTTGTCCCAGCCGGGCGCGTTGGGCCACAATCTCGGATTGTTCTTCTTCCTGGAGCCGCAACAGATCCGCTTCGGCGGCCTGAATGGCTTCCTGGGCTTTCTGGCGCTGGGCGTCCAGGGATTCGGACTTCATCCGGTTCGGCTTGAACGAATGGCCGTTCATGGTCGTTTTTTGGGTTTCCGTGGCCACAATCGGGCCGCTGGCGTTTTTAGTTGTCATTGGTTTGATTGTGATTTTAACCGGTTGAAAAAGACTCTTAAAATGGCCACAGCGGCCAGGTAACAAAACAGGCTGAAGATCATTAAGATCAGCCAGGCGATCGGCAACCACACCGGCGCAAACAGCCAGATCCAGCCCAGGCTGATCAGGCCCGTAAACTTTAGCAGGATGGCCACCAGGAAGGTAAATTCCAGGCCACCGATCAGAAATAAGGCTTTAAAGCTCATAGCGTAAAATAGGGATTGGATGGATCGTTTTTCGGCCGCCGAACGTGGCCCGATTCAACCGGCGCGACGTACAAAGCGGAAGCGTAGTAAAGCGCGAAGACCGTGGGCGAAGCCTGGGCGTTCAGGTAGTTCCGGAGTTCGGCGGCTTTTTCGTGGCCAGCCGCCAGGGCGTTGTTCCGGATAATGTTCAGCCGTTCACCCGACAGGGCGTTTTCGTTCACGATCCCATCCGTTTCCGATACCAGGCGTAGATCCGTATTCATGTTCAGATACGGAATCGCCAGGCTGAAACCAAACTGAACCACGGCTTTCCGGGCCAGCGCCAGCACTTCTTTTTCTTCCGGCGAAAACAGCACTTCCGGAGCCGCCAGTTTTCCCTTCAGGTAATTTTCAAAAGCCGCGCCCAGCACCGGCCGGATGAATTCTTCTTCGGCGGCATTGAAATAATCCCGAATCGACAGATACAACCGGCGGCTTTTCTGGATGGCCGGGAAGTATTTCGTGGCTTCGCTGGCCGAACTGATCAGCTGGCTTTTCTGGATCAGAAAAGAAGTGGATCCCTTCCAGGTCGGAAACAAATCGGCCTTCCATTCCAGCCACGCAAGGGCCGCTTCCAGGTAGCGATCGGCTTTTTCCTGGTGGCTCTTGCAGGTGGCCACAAACAACCATTTGGGCATGGCCTGGGTGTTGGGAACCGAGTTCATCACCATGCCGCCATCGCCCGTAACGGTGATCAGCGAAGGCATGGCATCTAAATAGGCATACCAGGCCAGCGCCATCCGAAGTTTATCCTTCAGTTCTTTCTGGGCCGCATCCAGGCCCGCCGTGGGCTGGGAAAGTTCATCGTACAATTCCTGACCGATGGCCGGTATAATAAACGTGAGTTCCGCCCCGGCCACGAACGGCTTCCAGGTCTTCCAGTCCATCGTTTTCTGGATCCCGCCCAGGTATTCCTTCAGGCCGCCTTCATCGCCTACGGTAGTCGTTTGGTTAAACAGCATCGCCTTCGTTTGATTTATCGGTTTCTGAATTATTGGGGTTTTGCTGGCTTCCGCCTGGCGTCACATCGTAGGTATACAGCGAGATATTACGGATATCGAAATCCATTTCAGCGGGCCAGGCGTTGATCCGTTTGGCGATGTAAAGCACCTGAAGCAGAATCAGCCGATCGACGTACGTTAAAAACCCTTGCTGGTAATTGGCGGCCGCTTCCAGTTCTTTCCCCGATCCGCCCAGCTTGCCGCCCGTATCGATCCCCGCCAGCGTTGGAAGAACACCGTGGCCGCTGGCCTGGGCCACGTTCGCCGTATTAAACAGACTCATATAGGCATCATCCGACATCGTATTTTTCAACGGCGTAATGACCACCCCCGCCAATGGCTGGCCGGTTAAATTGCTGGAGTGAAACGTAAACAGGGCTTTTTCGGCGTTGTCGGTTCCCGCCAGGCTCTCCCCCATTTCCTTCAAAACCGATTCCTTCAGCGCGTTTTTTTCGTCGTCGGTCAAACCGTCCTTATCGAAATACGTATCCGGAATCGAAATGTGGTATTTGATATTATACCCATTGTCCAGACCGTTATCGTGAAACTTCGGGATCTTGTTGGCCACCTTCGCCCAGGATTCCGTAGACCACCATTCCGGAAACGAATAGTAATCCTGGCCGGGCATCTTATCCATCAGCTGGAGAATACAAACCGGATACTTCGTCGGATCTTTCGGATCGAAGGCTGGAATGGTTTTCGTATCAGCGGCTTTATAGGCCTTCGTTCCGAAATTGGGATTCACCAGGAAGGCCGACTTTTTCAATTCACCCGCCTTCAGTTTGCGAACCCGGCATTTAAAGGCATCGATGATTTCCACCGCCACCAACTTCTTCGACAGATCCAGCGTCAGCTGAAGGAATCCGTTCGCGCAAAAGGAATACTGAAGCGCCAGCGAAACGAATTCCAGATCCCAGCCCACCAGTTCTTTCCAAACCTGGAATTCCGGATAAACCACCGGTTCAAACCGCGTCGGCTGGCCTTTGATCTCCTTTCCCGCGTGGGTATACACGCCCAGGCCGGTCGTGAAATCCCGGCGCGTTTTGATCAGTCGCCATTTGTTGGGCGATTCGCTGGCCAGCTTGTGCATTTTGGTAAGCTGGTCATCTTTCGCCCCCCAGGGAACGTACTCCGATCGGGATTTAAAGCCCGCCCCGGCCGTGTGGGTTGTGATATCCGCTTCGCCGAACGTCACCAGGGCCGCTTCCTTTTTTGAGCCATAGCCCAGGGTATAGACATTATTCGACAGCTTCCGAAAATTGGTCATAGTTAATAATTGTGAAAAATTTTGTAGCCATTGTACGCCACCAGCAATTCGATTTTGACTTCAAACGTTTGGCGTTTCTCGCAGTCGTAGAGCAGCAGCGCCCCGGCCTGGTTCATGTTCCGGCGAATCGAATGAAGATCCTTTTTCTGGCCACTTTTATCGGCGGGAACCGTGGCCTTCGATGGGTTTTTCTTCACCTGGCCTTTAAAGCTGATCGATCCATCCAGCTTCCGAAATTTCAGGCTGAAGACGGTTCCGGCTTCCTGGATTTCGTGCAGTACGGTTTTAAGGGTAATTGTTCGCTGATCCATCGGCTTTTCTAAGTCGATACAAGGATAAACCACCTGATTCGTAGCTGATAGGACGCTTTTTCCCCTGTTTTTGGGCCACCATAAAAGGGTTTTGCAGTCACGAAAAAGGCGATCCACCTGATACAAAATCAGTTAGATCGCCTTTGATCAAAAAAATGGTGTTCTGTTTCCCGATGGCTCATACCGCCCTTTACCGCCGACCGCCGTGGCGGTATCTGAAAAACGGAATATAACTTCCGAAACCGGCCGGGATCGGGCTGGTTCTGTAACAATCTTGTACGATTACTGGGATCAATTCAAATATTTTAACCCCGATACACGTACAACTGATTTTGCTGTTTGGGTTGGCTGTTCGGCATCAGCTTGCGATACTTGCCCCAGATCATGTAATCGAAAGCGTCGGTTCCATCAGTGGCATACTCCCGGATTTTGGCGCTTTGTTCGCTCGACTTGTCCTTTTTGAAGTCGCCTTCAACGGGTGCCATCTGGGTCGCGATGATCAGCGCCTTGTTGTGGTTCTGATTGAACCGGATCTTCGGCGTTCGATCACTCGCTTCTTCGAGTAGGTAGTTGATCAGGATGTACTTGTCCTTGTGGCTGGGGTACGTGAAGCGTAGGTACTCGCGTCTGACCTTCCACCCCTTCTTGATGAGCACATCACAGAACTGATCAAAGAAGGGCTTGTTCTCTTGACTCGTGGCGGCACTCCTGGATCGGCCACTAGGATCACCCCATACGGCCACCTCCTTCCCAGGGTGCTTTTCGTACGTCTGATCAAAGGCTTCAGCCAGCTGGATCAGCAGGTTCTTATCGATGTTCAGAACGGGCTTCCGGAATAGGCTGTTTATTACTCTTAATTCAGCCCCTACTTCCTGGGCGATGATCATCCAGCAAATGGCCGCGTTAAAATCCAGGCTTACTTCCAGTAGTTTACCGTCCCGATAATCATTCGACAGGTGCAAATGAAGCTTGGTTTTATCGTCGTATTCGTACCGAAAGCTTTCAAAATAGCAGTGTTTCAGGGTGGAAAAGGCGAAGTAAAAGCCGTTTGGCAGACGGCCAAACCGGCGATTAAATACTTCCACATCCAGGGTAATCGGATCCAGGCTTTCTTCCAGCATCTTCAAATAATTCGGCGGAAGTACGTCCTGATTGTCTTCAAAAGTGGATTCCAGGAAAAGCGTTTCGGGTGGCGTTAGGTCTTTTTCGGAATCGCTCATCCGGCCGCGTTTCTCCAGATCGGCTTTCCACTGGTCTTCCGTTTCGTAGATCCACATCCCTTCCTGGCTCCAGGCCGCCGACGAAAAATCGTAATAGGCCAGGTGCAAATGGGATTTGGCAAAACCGGCGTACCGGTTGGCCCGTTTGGCCGGAAGCAAAACGGTTTTGATGAATTCGTGTTTCATCGTGGCCGATTCATCCACCAGGATTCCATCCGAATTGATCCCCCGCTGGGAATCGGGCCGATCCTGGGAAACCAGCTGAATCGTGAAGCCATTGATAAAACAGATGCAGTATTGCCAGCCGCGTTTTCCGGGACTGGAATACGGTTTGTACCAGTGATCGGGCGGGATCTGGCCGATCACATAAACGCCCGCAGGATCCTGCTTTGAATATTCCCGGTAGCCCATGCGGGAAAGGGCGTTTTTTACTTCCGGCAAAACGATCAGATCCAACTGGATATAGGTCAAACCGGCCAGCACCACTTTTGCCCTGGGCAAGTGCTCGAACATCATTCCGGCCACGTTGCCCAGGGTTGTCGTTTTGCCGGATCCCCGGCCGCCCTGGAAAGTCTTCCGGTTGGCCCTGGAGCGCAGGAACTTCAACTGTTTGGCGTTGGCGTAGATCTGGCGCGATGTGTCGGATTTATTCATCGTCAGCCCGTTTTTGTTGCTGAATCAGAACATTGATATTATCCGTAAAAACGAATTTGGCGGCCCGTAAGAAATCATCCGGATTCAATCCAATCTTATCATCTTCGTGCAATCCTTCCAGCTTATCCGCCCGTTCCCAGGCCCGGCTGGCGGCTTCAATATCCCCGCTGGCTCTGGCGATGTTCGACAAAAGGCGGTAATAATTGGCGCTGGCCATTTTCTTCGCCTGTTTGTCAATGGTTTGAACGTGGCCGAAGATCATGGCGGCTTCGGCGATGATGTACCGCGCCTGGCGTTCCTGTATCTGGTAATCCTTCATCAGCATGGCCAGCGCCATTTCGTAGGTTCGCCCCAATGACAAAAAGCTCCAGGCCTTCCGATACTTTTCCAGCATCAGCTGATCATCCTTCGATAAGGCCGTATTTTCGTGGTAGTACGCCAGGAATTTATCCAGCTTGTGTTCATCAATTTTCAGGGATTTCTTCATCCGCTGAAGCGCCGTCGTTTTTGCCATTTCTCCAGAAAAATTTTCCGTTTTGGCAATGATAATTCCAGAAACCCCGGCCTGGTAGGACGTAAAAAATCGCAAACCACTGTTTTACGATTTTTTCAACGTAAAGGAAGAATTAATATGTTATTGATAATGAATACTTTAGATGGATAAGACTACTAAAATTGGAATATATTGAAGGACATTTGGTCTATAAATTATTTTTATTCGAGTCAATTTTTCTTTCATACTCATTTCTTATAATACCTTCTTTCTTAATGCTCTCTTGATCTACAATATTTTGCAGGTCTTCGCTTATATTCCTATTCGTGTAAACTATAGCTAAACTTCCACTGCCTGGCCAACTTTGAGCATTTTCTTTCCTCAATTTATTAAGCTCTTCATCAACTGTTGTACTTCCCAAAAGCGGATCTTTGTAAATTTGTACATGTCTAACTCTGATTTCACGGTTTTGACACTCCCAAATTATATCCGTATTTTGGTGAGCTACAAGTACTGCATGACCGGAAGAGGTAAAATCAAATTCTGATGGACTATAAGTTTCTGTCCCATCAAAAATCACATCACCTCGATAACGAGCTATATCTTTTTCGCCATATTTTTTTTGCAACATTTCCCAAAATGAACCAGTTATTAAACTTCCAATTTCTGACTCTGTAGATTTTAATGAAATTTCGAATAGGCCTTTTCTTGGGTGAAACTTTGGATAGATGTAAAACCAATTTTTAGAGTCAATTATCTTATCGGAGACATAATCTTGAATTGGCGCTTTTATACATACTATATTTTTCTTTGCTAAACTTTCTTTAATCAATTTATTAAAATGGTTATCATACTGTTCATGAGACATACCATATCTAAACCCTAATAATAATGTATCTGAAAGGTTACAACTTTGATCTGATTTGGAACATGAAGAACTTGACATTTCAATGAGAACAGTAAAAAACAGCAATAAACTGACCTGAATAGGGCTTTTCATAATCATTTGTAGTTTGCTGGTACAAGTAAAATATGATTTATACATTAAGCTATTTCTGGCTTGGCGTGAATATTTACAACTAATTATTTCAAAATTATAGACGTAAAGTTAAAGCCGAACAGAACTTAAATCACACTCAACTAATCAAAAACATCGTAAATAGGGAAAATAGCGGGTAAAGTAAATTTTCAATGTGACAAAGTTTATGGTTTCCCCAAATTTAACCCATCTAATGAGTGATTAGCATAGTGCTTCATAAATAAAGATAATTTTACGCCATCGCCGATAATTGATTTTTAGCCAGATCCACGGCCGCCTGGGCCTTCGCCACTTCTTTCCGGTAGTGGGCGATCCAGATTTCCGATTTAGCGGCTGCCAGGCTTTTTTTCGCCCGATACAGCTTCGGCTGAAGTGAATTCACCAGCACTTTATTCAATTCATAACGATCGGCGGGCAGGTTAGCCAGAAATGCCGATTTTGTACAATCTGAACCATGATCGGGCGCGGGATCGGCCGATGGCTGGGGCAGTCTTCCGTTTAGCCGCAAATAGGCTATTTTTTCCGCCACGGCGTTCCGCTTCGCCTTCCATTCCTGGATTTCATTCACCAGTTCCTTCAGGTTCGTTTCATCCGGATAATCGCCCAGGCGATTCGACCGTAAACACATTTGTTTCAGGGCTTCGTGGCGCTCAATGGTCAGATCTTCGATCAGTTGGGTAAACTCCGAAACGGCCATCGCTGGGATAACGATGGCGGGCGCGGGAGCACTAGCCAGGCTGGATTCCTTCACGGTTTCCACGGCGGCCGTGGGAATGGCCACCGGATCGGCCGGTTTATAATCCCGTAAGGCTTCGTAAATCCGTTTTGCTTCGGCCACGTCGTCGGCCGTGGCGCGGTTCGCCCGAACCAGCATTTTCTTCAGTTCGTAATTAGCCAGGGCTTTGTTCCGCTGGGCTTTTAATTCGGCTTCATTCATCAGCTTCATCGATTTCAAAAGGTTCATCCAGCGGGCAAATCTTCGGCAACAGCGCCAGAAAGTCATCGACCGTTTTTTGCATATCCGCCACTTCCAGCCATTCCACCGGCCGTTCATACTGATCATGGTTCAGTTCGACAAACTGGTGAAACGCTTCGGCGTACCGTTCAAGTGCCTGGTGAAGTACGGCCGGATCGATGTCCAGGCGATCCAGTTCATCATTCAGGGCGGGAATAAAATTAATTTTCATAGGGCGAATAAATAGCAAAAGGCGGCCTGAATCCAGACCGCCTTTTGTTTATAAATGGGCTTATTTGTTGCGCCGATCGGGCTGGGCTTCCAGATCAGCCGCTTTGATGGCTTTGACCGCCCGTAAAACGGAATCCAGACGCATTTCCATGAGTTCCCGACTGGCGGATTTCCGGATCCGGATCGTTCGTTCCAGATCTTCAACCAGGGATTCTTCATCGGGCGTTTCTTCCACTTCCACGGCTGGCGGATCCACTTCGGGCGTGTTGGCTTTCGATCGCTGTTTCAGCTGATCCAGTTCGGCCTGGGCGTTCTCCCGTATGCGGGCCGCCCGAACGGCTTCTAGTTCATCGTTTTCTTCTTCAGCTGATTCCGTATCCACGGCCGCCACCGTTTCCGGATCCAGGGCTTCGGATTCTTCCGATTTCGGATCGGCTTCCAGAACGGTTTCGGATTCTGATCCATCCGTGGAAGCGTCGCCTGGTTTACTGATTTCATCAGCTTTTCCAGATCCAGTTTCGCCCGTTCCATTTCCGGCCGGATTTTCTGATCCATCAGATCCTTCAGCAATAGATCCAGATCCGGTTCCACCATCGACTGGCGTTGATCCGGTAACACCGGAATCAGGTTCGGATCCAGATACCGTTCCGGTTTCGGATCCTGGAGCACCACCACCAGCGGCAACCGATCCACCATCGAAAGCGCCCTGGCCAGCTGACAGTGGAACGACAGATCCAGCGCCACCGACACCAGAAAGATCCGTGGCCGGTTCATTCGGCTTTGGCAAATTGTCCACCGATGTTCCGGTTTCTTTTTGGGCGTTTTCGGCCGCCCGTTGGGCCTTTTGTGCTTTGGTCAGTCCCATCAGTAAGGGAGTTTAAAGGATTGGAAATTTCTTGAAAGTACGGTAAGCCAGCGGCTCGTAATTGATCCGCCTGTTCGTCGGTTAGCCGATGGTCGATCCGTACCCGAACGCCATTCAGCAAATGATCCACGCCCCCGCTGGGAACGTGGATCAGGGTGTACTTCGTCAGCATCGAAGGATCTAAACTTCTTCTTCAGACAGAAGTTCCAGGGCCGTAACCGCCGTTTCTTTCAGCGGCAGAATGCCCCACATGAAGCCATCCTGTTCGCCTTTCAGCGTGTAGCCGCGTTTGTCCGCCCCTTTCTTGCCAGACTTAAAACCGGGCTTAATGAAGATCGGGTTATCGGAAGATCCGCCCACCACATGCTGGCCGTCGTTGTGTTCCAGGATCACCACACAGCCAGCGTTCAAATGCTTCAGGATTTCGGCGGCCAGTTCCTTACTGAAGCCCGCCATCATCAGATCCAGCGAATGCTTATAGGATTGGAAACCGGGATCACCAGCCGCGTCATCATCCAGCGAACACGTACCATCCGGGAATTCATATTCCGCCCATTTTTTACCCGTCACCATCACCGGGCCGGTTTGGATCTCACCGCCAACAATATCGACGGCCTTCGGCCAGATTCCCACGATATCCTTCCGTAAAGCGACATACAGCGTCCGGATCCCGCCAGGGTTCGGCTTCTGATAACTGGTGGCGTCAATGTTGGCCAGGCTTACTAAACCAACCATAACCCCTTCCGGAGCAACCAGCACATCCTGGAGAAACGCCAGGCTATCCACCGACGAAACGGCGCTGGCTACCTGATCGGGAAACACCACAAAGGCCAGGGTGGCCAGGGCAAAAACGGCGTACTTCAAAAACGACTTCATAGAAAAAAAAGAAATAAAAGGATGAATGAAAAAGATTGATTGGTACTGATTGGTACACTTGAAAAAATCGGGAAGCCCATCCGAATCGAACGGCCTCCCGATGGCCTAAACTCCGTCGTTCGTCCAGATCCGGCTTGGCTGGGCAATACCCGCGCCCACCTGGGCATCCATCAGCCATGCCAGATCCCGCGTACGCTTTTGATAATCCACCGCCAGCGAATCGGATCCATCCATATCATCATACAGATAGACTAGGTTTCCCTTCGGCGTGAACAACGGCCGGGCAAAACCCGACAGACCCGGTTCAACCACAAACCGGATGTTTGTTCCCACAATCACATCCTTACTTTGCCCAGCATTATACGGCAAGGTGCCGTACAGGGCGCGATAATTCAGTTCGTAGAAGGTTTTAATCTGGCGTGACGTCACACAAACCATATCCCCATACAATTCCGCATCGGGCAAAGCCGCCACAATCTTTTCGACTTCAGCCACCGCATTACTGACCGTAATAACCGCCGTATCGATGATGTTTCCGGAAGGAATTCCACCGCTGGTAATTTCGGCCAAAACCTGGGTACGGATCCCATCCATTACGTCCAGTGGCGTCGTTCCAGCGGCATTATAAACCCCGTTGAACAGCGTTTTCACCCGAATGTTTTCCCGGTATTTCGCCAGGATCCCCGCCGTGATGTATTCTTCCAGCGGCACTTCTTCCGGATTGATCCGCTTGGCCTTCACTTTGCCCAGCCACGATTTGTAAAGGGCCATAATCTTCGTGTGGCTGAACAGCACGTCGATTTTCACCTGGCGAACTTTGCCGATTCGGGCGTTTGGCTTGATGGCGTTGAGCGTCGGATTAAACGTATCCTTCCCGCCTGGCTGGGCCACGTCGCCGATTTCCAGTTCCGACAAAACCACTTCGTCCGACGTTTGGATCGAAGTCATGTAATCGTCAATCGGCACGATGGCCGACCCTTCCACGCCCTGATCCACGCCTGGGATCATGGCACGGCCATAAATGTTGTCGTAATTTTCGCGGGCGTAAGCTTCCAGCGATCCCGACAGGCTTGTAAGATTTAATGAATCTGCCACTAGTGTAAATGAAATTAAAGGATGAATGAAAGATTGAACTGGTAAAACGTTGATAAACAGAATGAGTAAAGCGGTTTGATTAGACGGTTTTAACGCCTTTTCCGTACGCTTCGGAAGCCTTCTTATTCCATGGCTGTTCCGATACCGACGAATCCGTTTTATCGTGTTGCGTCGAAGTATCTTCTTTGCCTGGTACATTGGCCCCGGCGTCCTGCATGGATTTGTGCCAGTCGGTTAGGGTGGCAAACCGACCTTTATTTTTGTTCCATTCGGCGGCATCCGCTTTGATTTGTTTCAACTCCGAAGCATTGATGGCCACCTGGCCCGCCTTCAGGACGTTCGCCGATTTTTTATCCGCTTCGACCGTGGCCCCTGTAGATTCGGCCGCCGTTTCGTCGGCCGCCGTGGATTCGGTTTCTTCGGTTTCGCCTGATCCATCAGTTTCGGTTTCATCGTCCGCCGTGGATTCGGTTTCGTCAGTTTCTACTGTTTCAGTACTGGGAACCGGCGTTTCTTTTTTTTCTTCTTCGGCCTGTTTCCGGGCGAAGCTTTTCAACGTTTTGGTAGTCATTGTATGAAAATTAAAGGATGAATGAATACTGATTTAAGCCGCCAGCGCCAGCCGATCGGCTTCGGCGATGGCATCGCCCAGGAAGCCAATTTTGTCGGCCATTTTCAGCGCCAGGGCGTCGCGGCCGATGTACATCTTTCCGGAAAAAACGTCTTCCGAAATCCCCGGCCGCCCTGCTTTTACTTTGTCCACGAACGTTTCCCGAATCGCATCCAGGATTTCTTTCGTTTCGGCCAGTACGGTTTCGGATAGCGGTTCGATGGAGTTAAACAGGGCTTTATCCGTGGATCCGGTAGCCCGTACAATCGTTACTTTGTAGCCCTCTTTTTCGTAGGCTTTACTCGCATCTACGTGCATCGCCAGCACGCCGATCGATCCGACTTCCGAAGAAGTAGCGGATTCCATCACGATCAGCTTCGTCTGGCTGGCGATCCAGTAAGCCGCTGAAGCCGCCATTCCGGCCACAAAAGCCACGATCGGCTTCTGGCTCTGGCGGATCACTTCGCCCAGGAATTCGGTTCCGTCCACCTGGCCACCGGGCGAATTCAATTCCAGCACGATCGCCGAAATGGAAGGATCATCGTTCGCTTCCAGTATCCAGTTCGCGTAATCTTCTGATCCATACGTGCAGTAATCCCCGTACCGGCTCATGGTTCCCAGAATGGGCAGCACCACGATCCGGCCGGATTCGGCTTTCTGTTTGTAAAGCGATCCGTACGCCCACGATTCAGCCACTTTAGGCTGGGATGGATACATCGAAACGAAGTAGGGTTCTTTCCGATCCCGATCGGTGCCTTCGGCCGTGGCCGCGAAGGGTCTATGGCTGTTGGAAATCCGATCCAGGGCGATCTTCCCCATCCGGTCGTGGAAGGTTGGTTCCAGCGCCCACTTTGCATTTAAGTACGTTTCTAGCATTACCTGAAGTCGAATAAGTCTTACAAGGTTATTCGACGGTTTGGCGCTGGCATAGGACATAAAAAAGCCCGAACGGATAGCCGTTCGGGCTTCATCAAAACCAGTCGATTCCCCTAATCCACCCACCAACGTCGGCCAAACCACCGACAGGCCAGGTACATCAGCCGGTTCCGAAGTTTGCGATCGGGTTCGGCCTGATCCATCCGGATCCAGTATTCCAGATCGGCCAACTGGCGGGCTTCTTTTTCGCCCCATTGAGCCACGCCCAGGCGGTTATCATACCAATAATCGTGGAGCAAACTACCCCGGTTGTGCCGCCCGATCGGCGGAAAAATCCCCCAAAACAGCGTAGGCACACTGGCAAAATCCGTGATAAACCCTTCAGGTACAATAATTTCCCCGATCAGCGTATCAAACCGGATCGCCTGGGTCGTTACCCACCGATCCGGTTTGTCCGGATCTTCTTCCAGGTAGCGGACATATATCCCGTTTTCCATTTCAGAATTCGCCCAGGGCGTTTTTTTCGCGGATAATATTGGCCAGCATCAGATAAACCACGACCAGATACGGTTCGGATCCATCCAGTGGTAAACCCTGGGCCTGAAGGTGGGCAAGGGCCATCGACTGAAAAAAATGGATTTCAGGAATGGCGTTCGTGGCATCGAAGGCCACCACCGCCCCGGTTTGGGAGTTCCGAAACGAATCCCGCGTCGTTCTCGGAATCTCCAGTGGTTGTACCAGCGCCAGCCGCCCCCGGTTGACCGATGGCGAAACGGTTTGATCCTGGCTGTACAGCTGGAGTAGATCCTGATCAGCGGCATCATACACCCGCATTTCAAAAATTGCGGTTATTTCCAGATCATCATCGAAGGTTAACCGCTTCATTTTCACCCGGCGCTGGAATCCTTCGGCCAGGATTGGGCTGGCCGAAACGGGTAGTTCAATTCCGGTAATGGCTCCCGATTCGCTGATCAGCAGCCCCAACGTTTTAAGTAGGTTCGTATTCATGGTTTGTTACGCAATTACGATAAAATCAAAAATGTACGTTTGAGAAGACGAAAGCGCCACATCATTCGAGAAAAGGACAAACGTCGAAGCTGTTTTCGAGCTGATATAAAACCGCGCTATACTCATACTGGCCTGATTGTTTCGGGCCGTCAGCACGACCGCTTTAGGAGCCGCAGCAAAGGCCGATGAAAAGGTAATGGTGGCGATGGTTTGATTCGTGGGAATGCTCGTTCCGGTAACCAGCGTAAAGGTTCCCGCCATATCGGTCGAACCCGCCATAATGGTAATATTGCCCCCCGTTCCGGCACCCGTCCCCACGGCCGCGCTGGGCGCAGATCCGGAAGCAATAATTCGTTTGATGGTCTGATCGGCCGAAAAGGTATTCGCCCCCGAAAAGGTATTCAGCCCTGTAAAGGCATTGTTTCCCGCCAGCAGCGTCGCCGAATCAAAGGTTGATTCCCGAATATCCAGCATCGTAAAATAGAACGTGGTGGAAGCCGCTGGCCCGTTGTAATTGATCAGCATGATCGGCCGGATGAAAGCAGTACCTGGGCGGAACATCATGTTTGCCGGATCTTCCGTATTCCCTTGATTAACGCCCTGAATAAAGGCATCGTAGAGCGTCCAGGCATTCGGCACCAGGGCGTTATTCAATACCGATGAATACAAATAAGTGCCGCCTTCCATTACGTTCGCCACCTTCGTTCCAGCGGCCAGGGCCGGGCCAGCCCAGGGCGTTCGGAGTGTAATCACGTTACCGGCGATTCCCCCGGATAGCCAGGTTCCGCCGTTGCTCTGCCAGTACACACTGTAATTACTGGAGACATTCCGCGAATAACCGTAATCGGGAAACAACTGGCCCAGGCTGTTCGTGTAGGGATACCAGGCAAAACCACGGCTGGCAGCCGTGGCCCCATTATGCCATCCGGCCGCACTGGTTAGCGTCATGGTAGTAGCCCCTGGATTCAGCGCCACCGCCAGGGTGGTCTGGGCCGCCCCGGTTACTTTGGCAAAGTGGGGTGGCGTAATTTCCAACCCATCCGCATCGTAACAAATAACCCCGAAATACCCCCGCGCCAGGGCGTCGTAATTGGCCCCGTTACTGTCACCCGTACGGGCCACCATAGAAATCCGATGGCGACGTAATAGGTTTACCGGAATCAAATCCGTGGTTCTGACAAAAGCCGCCACGCCCGCATATTTGAAAGCACCCTTCCCGCCCGCTGGTACGCTTTGCGTTGGATCGAAGATTAATTTCGTGGCATCGCTGGGCGTCATGTTGCTCAAATCGCCGAATTCGCTGTTTCCGTTGGCGACCAAATTCCCCGTTACTAAAGGTTGACCGCCCGCCAACTGATACAGGTTTACTTTCTCCAGAACGCCATCGCTTCGCTGAACTACCATCTTATCCAGGGCGCGATTAATGGGCGTCGTACGGGCCGGTAAGGCGCTGGAAGTCAGCGTTCCCGTATCACCTTTGGCCCCCGTATCGCCTTTCAAACCCTGAATCCCTTTTAGCTCGACGTAATTTCCCGGCGTACCGTCCGCCCTGGTAAAGCGTAATTGGGTACCGTCCCAATCATGTTCCGGCGTATACTCCTGGGCCGCCAGCTGATCCACGAACGCCTTCAGGAAGTTCCGCATCGATTCCGCCGTATTAATTCGCGCAGGTGGCGCACTGATAATGCCCGCGTCGATCATCGCTTTAATTGCAACCGTATTAAATGCCATTGTATAAAGTAGTTACGAGTTAAAATCGAAAGAAAAAGATTCATCAAAATCGGCCAGCAGGTTGAATAAGTCTTCATTTTCAACCCCTTCCAGAAAATAGGCCGGTTGTTGAACGTTACCCGAAAAGGTCAAAGCGGTTTGATTTCGGCCGGATCCGGATCCCGTTCCCTGGCTGATCGCCATCCGAAGCGGCTGTTCGGGCGTACCCAAACACCGAAAAAAACCGTTCCGATCGGCGATAAACGCAATCCACCGTACGGCCAGATTTCGTTGGATCCAGATCGCCACGGCCGGGCGAATTTTGGGAAGCGTTAGCTGGATGGAAGGTTTGTAAAACGTACCGTGGGAATCTGAATCGGCGTCTTCTTTAAAATCGGCATAGGCGGGCATGATTTCGATATCCGTTAGGCTGGCACCGGCCGCAAAAATCAAGTGCTGATCCGACAGCGTATAATCCGGATAGCCCGCCAAACCCGGTAAGGGAAACCGATCGGGCCGGATGATTTTCAGCTGATCCGCCTGGATCAATCGAAGCCGACGAATACCGCCCGCGTTCATTTGGCCTTCCGCCGATTCCAGGCCATCGGCGGGCGTGTCATAGATCTGTAAATACATGGAGCGAAGGACGCCCCCAGCCCGCGAAAAAAGTAGGACACAAAAACGAAGGGAAAGGCCGCTTTAAAGGCAAAAATTCGGCGGGAATCGGGCATTTTGGCGGGCAATAGGCACAAAAAAAACCGCTGGACAAATCAGCGGTTTTCTGGACAACTTTTCCCCAAAATAGGACACCTATTCCGCAAAACTGGCCACGTTTCGTTTTTCGCTCACGGACAGTTTATTAAAAATGGTATCATTTTCCTGGGTAGACCTGGTAACGAGTTTGCGAACGGCATCGGCCGTATAGTGTTCTTCACTGATCTGGTGGCGATCCGTGAAGCGGACAGCCGCCCCGTTCATGGATGGGAAAATATCCATCCGACCTTTACACCAGCCGATGGTATAAAACTCGAAAAGCACTTCCAATAATTTGCCCAGCTGAAGAAGTCGATCATCCGTTACCAGGCAAGACCGAAGCGGAAATTTTAGCTTCAGGTGTAGCCGATCCGGATCCAGAAAATCGACCACCGCCAGATCTTCCTGATCCACTTCCTGAAGCGGATAAAAGGAGAAAACAGCCGCCACCAGTTCGCCCAGGCGGGAGTTCCGGCGAACGTCGATCGCTTCGCTTCCAAGTACGTGGGATGATTGGTAAAACTCCTTAACGTGCGGTTTAACCGGAATAATTAAGATCATAAAGGATGAATGGTACTTTGATAAAGGATGAATGAATTCGGCAAAATAAAAAAGCAGTAAACTGTTAATCAGCCTATTAACTCACAATTGACTACCCTGTTTAGAACCAGGGCTTTTAAGTAATTTTCCCGATGGATCGATCATTTAAGTCTGTTAAATGTAGATATTTTTCCCCGCTTCACGCATTAGCAGAAAAAAGAAATTTTATCCCCGATTCCTTTTATTTCGCGCCAGGATCCAGTGGGCCAAATTTGAAGGCACCGCATTTGTATTTTCCAAAGTCCGCCCACTGGCGAATATCCTGGCCAGCGTTGTCTTCCCACCGCTGACATTCTGCAACAGCCGTAAGTGTTAGATGGGAAATTTCTTTAACTTTTTAACTTCCTAAACTAGCCACTTAAACTACTCATTATCAACCTATTACCGGTTAAAGAATCGGTTGTAATTCTTTAACCGGTAATAGTAAATTCTTTAACCGGGCCATTTTCTTGATAAATGTTGCCCCCTTCATATTTCTTAACTCTTTATATTCTTTAACTTCTTAAACCTAGTTAAAGAAATAATAAAAAGTTTAACGGTTGATAGCCAGCTAATTATCGGTAAAATTCGACTAGGTTTAAGAAGTTAAAGAATTTTGCAGAAATTCTTCTTGGAAGGTTGCAAGGAAACACAAAATCGGTAGCCAGGCACAAAAAAGCCCGAAAGCGATGGCTTCCGGGCTTTTGTAAGCTTGCATAAAAGAAAGATCTAACCGAAAAATAAATTAGTTATTCTAAAATTACACCTACTTCCTATATTTAAATGTGCTTAGACAGTTCAAATTGACTTAGAAATGATTTAAATAATATTTAGTGTTATAAAGAAAAGGTAATCCTATTTGTCTTTGCCAAGCCATCAATTTGCAATTATGTATATCTACAAGAAATAAATTCAAACTGCATTAAAGGCTTTTATAAAACTTGTTAGCCATAATACGATGTAAGGCTCTATACAGAACAATTGCATAAAAATGCAAGAGTCCCCTTGTGTATTCAAGGATTCTACAGAATTTTACAAATTCAAATCAGTCATCTTATCCAACTAAAATTTACCATGAAAAAAATTCTATTTGCACTATTAGCTCTTGTAAATTTTTCATGCAACCACTCTTTCGTTGTTGCTACTTTGAATAACAGAAATGTTTACAAAACAAAAGCAAATCTTCCGATGAAAAAGGCTTATCAGGAAAACAGGCCATCAGCGGATCAACGTGACTTTACAATTGCTCCGAACTCTGTGCCATCCGTGACTAAAACCATAACGACTATAACAACCTCCCCTTCTTCGGACACAGAACCATCCCAAATAACAAAGACTGTTGTAGTAAGTACAATACCTGAAACTAAAACAACTACCACTATCTCAAAGGCCAAGGCTGATCCTCCATCAAATGCAACAACTACCTTAGTAACAACCGGATATTCAGTTCCAGCCACCCAGTCAACTAATGATTTTATCCGATATAAAGTTGTTGCAGATGAAGGAGACTTTAAATATGTTAAAGTTTTGCCAGGTTGTAGTTTTGAGGAAACATCACCTTCTAACACAAACATTATATTCAATTCATCCAAAATAGCTAAGAAAGAAAACCCTGAAGATTATATTTTTAAGGTATCTAAGAAAGATTTGTCACCTAACACTCATTACCTCGCAAGTAGTGCATTGATTGGAAAAGTAATTACATTGCCTGTTAGAGTTAGGAATGAATATTGGAATAGTAATAACAAAATTCTACAAGGAACTCTATCTATTGGCTATGGTTTCGGATGGAAATATAAACTTGGAAATAATCCTTACAAACCTCATTATTTAACTACTATATTATATGCAGCAGGAATAAGTCAACAAAAACACTTTTCAATCGGTGGCAAAGATATTACAACTGGCAAAGACTCTATTAGTGCTAAGACAGATGAAATTGCAGTCACATATCTCTCATTTGGGCTAGCGTATGAGTTTGACAAATTTAACATTGGAATATTCGGAGGAAAAGATAAAATGTTTGGCAACTTAGATAATTGGGCTTATCAAGACAAATGGTGGTGGGGCATAGGTATTGGATATGATCTTTTCAAGTAATAGATCAATTAGCAATCAGGCGTTATAAAAGCTTCACGAACCCCATTAGCTTGATTGATTATGTATGTGAAATAGCATAGCGAGAAACCATTATTTTCCATCCAACCTTCTGCCAGAAAAGCCGCTTCGTCCATCGAAGCGGCTTTCAATTCAAATTCCCAGACCAAAGCAAAATGGGCGTGGGTGGCAATCTCGACCGTATATCCGTTCATTCCGATTTCAGTTCATCGGCTCCAGGAATCATTTCGATCATCGACCCTTTATCCACCAGCTGGAAGAATTCATCCAGGGCGTGATAAAAGGGATTGGCGTCGCCTACTTCCAGAAGCTTTATTCCGATCGTCCGGAAGTCCCTTCCTACGCCTTTGAAGACCTTATCGACCACAGCAAACTTTCGTCTACCGTCTTTGCTTTTCCACCAACTCCACAGCATTACCGACCGTTTTGGGGCTTCTTCGGGCGTCAGAACTGCGGGCGCTGCCGTCGCTTCAGTTACCGGATCCGTTTCCATCCTGGGCGTTCATTTGGGCTTGCAAATAGTCTCCAGTTGCATCATCCACGATCAGGATCCGGCCAGCGATCAGTTCTTCCATCAGGTGTTCCGTGGCGATCAGTTCATCGACGGATTGACAGTTTACCAGCTTTTTCGCCAGCTTTAACATGATGTTACGCATCATAAAGATCGGATCGTGTTCATCCTTCGGAAGCTCCGTAAACAGCTTCACCCGATGGTTTTCGGCGGCCTTCCGGATCGACGGTTCCGATTCGGTTTCGGCCAGCATCACCAGGGCGACATTTTGCACCAGGTAGGTAACGACTTTGTTTTTTTGGCTGGCTTTCATCGGATGATTTTTTTAAAAATGTGATAGATACCGAAAACGGACGCCAAAAAGAGCACCAATAGAATAAGGCCTGGAAGCATGGCCAGGATGGCCAGGGATAGGCTGGCCACCACAAAGGATTGAAGGATAATCATGGAAATGTCAATTAAAGGATGAAAGGGCTGGCGAAAAATTACGGGGTAGTTTTTCGCCAGTGTGAATAATTCAATTAGGAATTTGGGGTGGCGACTTCGGCCGTGGCGGCCTGGCTCAATCGCTTATGTTCCGATACGGTAATTTCTTCCATTCCGGCCGCTGGCGAATAGTCCGCTTCTTCGGGAATCTGGATCAGGATAAAATCAGGCTGCCAGATCACACCGACATAACGCATATAAGACAGGCCACTCCATTGTGATTTAAAGCCGATCAGCGTATTGATTTCGTCCTTCATTACCAGCGGAATCGCCTGGATTCGGTCGATCAATGGCTGGTTTACTTTCGATTGTTTCGGGAAGTAATACGACTCGAAATTTTGTTCACAGGTCAATTTCCACCCTTCCGGTTTTTCGGGAAAATTAAACCCGGTTATCCCGCCAGCGGCCGATCCTTTTACAAAAGCAATTTGTGAACTTTCGGATCCCAGTTCTTTCGCCAGGGCGAAACAATCCTTTTGAATCGCATTGATTTTGTGGTTGAACTCCCAAAGTGCCGAAAACAATTCCGTACCTGATTTGATGATGTATCGCATAATTGAAAGGGAGTTTAAAGGGCTTTTTTCGCTTTGATCTTTGCCGATGGCTTATCACTATCAGCGGCTTGAATCATAATTACCTGGTGCTGGATCGGCGCATCAGTCAGCCAGACATTAACCGGCGACGTCCGTGGGTTGTCCGCGCAATACCACCGGTATTCATTGATCAGCATCATCAGGAAGGCCTTCAGCGAAACGGGCATCATTACGCCTTCGCCGTTTGCCCAGCGTTGGGCCGTGGCGACCAGGTGAGATTCCAGGCCGTTCATCTTTGGAATCGGCTGAAGGGTTTCTACAGAAAATAGGGACATACTTTTCGATCAATTAAAGGAAATCGTAAAACAGAAGATTATTCGGTGCCGGCGGCCGGCCGGCGGGCCATTTTAGGCCGGATCTGGCGCTCGAGCGAGCTGGCCAGGCTGTTTTTTGGGAAGGCCTACCAAAGAATGTTCTGTTTTTAAGGGCTTCTGGCGAAATGGTTTTTCATGGTTTGATCAATTAAAGGATGAAAAAAGGGTACTGGTTAATGCTTTTTGATTTCGTTAATAGTCGCTTCAGGCGTCCGGATGTAGATGAATTCTTTCGTGGAATCATCGGCATCTTTCCGGATGATCAAGCCCTGTTTGTTCAGTAATTCTTTCGGATTGTATTCGTAGCCATTGAAACCACACCAGGCTTTTAGCCCGCGCTTGAATTGCTGACTACTCATTTTAATTTTACTGGAGCGAAATAGATCTTCCTGGGCGTCCAGTTTATTGATCAGCTGATCCAGGCGGCCGCCTTCGATGGATAGGTAAGCATCCGCCCAGGCTCGGAAGTGATCACCCATCACGGCGATCAGGTTCCGCTTCGATATGTTCTGAAGTGGCGCTTCGATCTTATCCTGGCAGCCCAGATAAAACTTCAGGCATTGGGCCATAAAATTGTAAAACAGGTTCCATTCGGCTTCATCGAAATCATCAAACAGGTTCATTCCGAATTCATCAAACGGGCTTCGGCTTTCCCGGTAATCGCCCGTATTCTCGTGATAGTAGTCCGAAAACGCCACGTAAAGCTTCCGGCGTCGGCTGGATGAATCCGTGTAGCGATCGCCGAAATTCGTATCGAACAACCACTTCGGCGAAACGGCGTATTCGAGTTCAAACGACCGCTTTTGTTTGGGGTTTACCGTCGTGGCCGACGTCAGTGGCGCAAAAAAGAAACCGAACGGAAGGCCTTCATAAGCATCTTCAACGTGAACCAGATCCGTATCCTGATCGACGTTTTCCAGTAAGTGGCGATTCTCTACCAGGGCCGGGTTCCGGCCGTCCAGCTGCACTTTCGACAGCAGTTTGTAAATCCCTTTGGCCAGGATCCCCTTCCCCGCGCCACCGTGGCTTTCGCTGTTCTCGCTGATCTTGGCATCCATCACAAAAACCGCCCAGGGCTTCGCTGGATTTTTGTATCGATGGAGCAAATACCCGATGGCGTAAATCTTATTGATCAAGTGAAGCTTCTGTTCCTGGATCTCGTCTTCCGTCAACAATCCGCCGTCGATGGCGAATTGATTCGCTTTCCGGTATTCGATTTGTCTTTCCGGATTGCTCCAGTACAGCATCGACTTTAGATCCTCCGTTGTAAAACCGTGATCGGTACAGTACTCCAGCTGGGCCGCCTTATCCATCAAACCCAGATCCAGCCGGTCTTCCATTTCCTTCCGCCAGTGGGTACGGCTCGACTGGATCAGGAATTTCAAAAACATCGCTGGATCTTTCCCGATCTGGATATCATACTGGCCTTCGGTTTTTGTTACCGTGAACATATCTTCCAGAATCTTCACCGGCCGATCAATCACTTTATGTTCCCAAATGTGTTTATCCAGGGTGCCAGCCTTTTCTTCGACAATTCCCGAAGCGGTTATTTTCCAGGTGTTTTTCGCAAAGAATAAGTACTGATAATCGTGGCCGTAGGTCTTAAAATCGCCGTCGAAAAAGCCCAGGTTTGATATACTGGAATCGGACAGATACGGCGTTTTATACATCGCATTGCGCAGATCCACCGCAAAGCGCCGATCTTCCAGGAAGTTGTGGATGAAGTCCTTTACGGCCGATCCTTCAATTTTTGAAACGATGTTATTTTGTTCCCGTACGTAGCAAAAACCGTCTTTTTCCTTCGGCGAACGGTAGCGGGCGAACCCGTTCAACCGTAGGAAGTTGTAAGCGTGAACGTTATTAAATTTATACTCCATCAACAGCTTCCCGAACTTCATTCGTGGGCTTCCATCCCGATCCAGCGCCACATCCTGATCCCAGAACTGATACGGAAGCGCCACTTTAACGAGTTCGGCGAATTCATACTTCCTATGGTATTTCAGGTAATCCCGTACGTCCTTGCAGGGATTTCCGTTTCCGTCCAGGTACTTCTTCAGGGATTCCGGAAGGCAGATCGTACGGATTTCCAGGTAGGTCATGGCCAGTTTAAAGGCTTCCCGTTTCCCGGTACTATCGATATCCGGAAGGTTATAAATCTTATCGGCCAGCCGGGCCAGTGTTTTAAAATCAGCGGGCGATAGAAGGGCCGTTTCGCTGTTTTGCCAGGCCACCGCATAGCCCAGGGCCGCCACGTTCAGGGCGTCGGATCCACCCGTACACAGGATAATTTCATCCAGTTTTTCCGGGCCTTTCTTCTTCTTTTTGGCCGGTTTGTCGCCTTCGTCCAGATCTTGTTCACCTGGTTCCGGATTGGCGGCCACCAGTTCGGCCACTTTCTTCTGGGCCTGGGCCAGTCCGTGGATAAAGTTTTCGGGTTTGTTGCCCGTTGACTGAAACCGGAACTTCTTTTCGGCCTTTGGCTTATACAGCTTTTTCCATGCGCCTTCATCGATCAGGAACATCGGAAACAGATCCGTACTGATAAATTGGTGGGTTTTGCCCGCTTTGGTTTGCGTGTAGGACGCCAGGCTTTTATAATGGTAGTAGGTGCAAATTCGGGATCCTTCCGCCAGCCTGGCTTCATCGTTCGTTCCCAGGGCATTCCAGGCATTGATCGAAAACAAGGCCTTCAGATCGTTTATTGTGAACTCCTTCGGCTCGAACACCATCTGGCCTTCCGCTTCGTCGGGCTTCGCTGGCCAGCTTTTATAATCCGGCTTGACTTCCGGAACGTCGGATCCTTCAAACTTGTAGAAAGCGGCCACCGCCTTCAGGGCCGTAACAAAATCGGATCCGTCCAGGAATTGGGCCACCGCCACGGCGTTCATGGCTGGATCCGAACTTCCGAAATCCTTCACGATGTAGGTTCCGGAATTGAGGTCTTTTTTCAGGCTGGCGCTGGCCGTTTTTTCATCGGGCCGTAGCTTGAATTTTCGGTTTTTGTGGGAAACACTTTCTTCGGCATCAGGGAAACGGTAAGTGATATACGAAAGCCCGCCATCAATGGCCAGCAATTCGTTTATATCGATTTTCTTCTTCATGGAAATTAAGGATGAATGCGTTTGTACTATGGGTAAAGCATCGCTGAAGGCGAAGGCTGGCCAGTTAGATCCTGGCAAGAATAGCCCTTACTTTTTTACCCTAATTGGACACCGAAGCAGCCGCGTTTCAAGGCCATTTTCATTAAACAGTGGATTAGATTTTTTCTTCATATAGGCAGAAATGGGCATCTAAACCATTTTCATCAATGGAAACGGTATTGAAATATGTCCGAACGTTGGTTTTGAAAAGTGGAATAAACTGGCTTGTGTGAACAAAACCGGTTTTCGCAATGATAGAAAAGCTGTTTCGAGCTTCGTGAAATTTCACGGTTTGAGACTCGAACAAACAGGCCTGAATGATGGCCTTAATTTCGGGAGTTAGTAGCGTGTTCATCTTGTTACGTGGGTTTAGTCGTTACAGCCGTAGCGGATGGCTAAGGTTTTGGTAATGGTGGATTCGATGGCGTAAAGCGTTTGGCGGAAGTGTTTCAGGTCTGGTAGGTGCTGGGCCTGAATGGCGGCTGATTCGACCATCAGCCGGGCTTTCTCCAGATATGGATCTGGCTGGTTTGGAAGCGAATCGCCTTCAAACTGGTTAATTATGGTTTGTAAGTTCAT